CCAACATGGCACTCGGCGGCATCACGCCGAAACAGAAGTTAGATTTTTTAACCAGCTCTACTTTTGACCCCAACTAAAAATGGGGGGATTACCATAGAAATGCCCCATCTTTGTGACTGTCACCCAAGTCTGCGGACTCTCCCCGTCCAGGGATAAAGTCTTCGGCAACTTGGTAACAAAGCGACGCGCCCCATCCGGGGTATTGGCGGCTTCAAGCAATAATCTGCGCGGTCTTGACAAAATTCGCTCCTCGTAAAATCAGGAAGCCTCCGTAGCGGAATCGGAGCGAGCGAGCTGTGAACCCACTGCGGAGGCTTGGCCTTTTCAGGTTGAGAGCGAGTTTCTTTGATTGGTCAAGCCAAAAACAGGGACAAGAATGGCAGCTTGGCTGTTGACGCTTTAGCGGCTTTACAGCCACGGCGTACCCCTTGCGGGTGCAGATTGCTTAAATTTTGAAAACAGTAGCTACCTGCATTGATTAGGATAAGAAAATTGATTTTTACCGACAGAGTTATCCACAGAAACTGTGGACAATAAAAAACCCGCCGAGGCGGGTTCTTTAATCAGGATGCGTTCTCGATCTGCTTGAACAGTAGTTTGTCCACTGTTATCTGGACTCGGACATAGCAGAAATAAAGCAGCTGTGTTGGTTCATTTTCTGACTGTGTAATTGAGGACAGCATCAATATGCTTGATGATTTCATCAGTGTCCGAAAACGACAAAGTGCCATACGTCTGGTCTTGTACTATGTTTCTTTTATTTGCGTTTCGATATGCATCCAAAGCTTTTCTGAAGCATCTACGCTTCCAGATCGGCAAGATACTTTCAAACAGGTCTGCTTCGATCTCGCTAAATATACAGATGTCGGGATTTGGATGTTCTCTCAGCCTCAAGAGTGCAGCTCTAAACGGTTGGGAAATGTCATTGAATTCTTTTCTGAGATCGCGCCCCAAACTGAGGCGATTCCCAAGGAACAAGCCAAGCAAAAACGTGATGAGTCCAATAACGATATTTTGTTCCATTGGTTGTTTCCTGTATTTACATTTTTTGCCGGACTTTTCGCATCAGGTTACTTTTCGGAGCGCACCTATGATAAGGGTAAACCTAACGTGGAGGTCACCGGCGCTGCGCGGCTATATCGCGCAGCGTCCGGTTGACCCGCAGGGTTGGCGCGCTTACTAAGAAGCCTTTTCTGACAGGATTCGCCACACATCCTCAGAAGCATCAAAATGAGATTTACTTTCATAAAAATAAGTTTTTCCGCCAAACAGACTTTTATATTCAATGCGAATCGTACGAATTAATTCTGCATTTTTTGTAAGTCTTGTTCGGATATTGGCAAAATCAGAGATACAGTATGTATATTGTGACCGTTCACTAGGGTAGCGAATGCTGTCCTTTTCTTCGGAAGAATGCAATTTCTCAGTTTCTCCATTCTTGACTAGATAAACTTCATGTTTCTCGGATTTTATATGGGCGGGAGAATTACTCACCAGAATCATTACTGTACTTGAGTCTCTCACAACATCATTTGTATTAGTTTGTGAAAAAATATTCATTGCCCATACGAATGGTCTAATTGAACGTACGTAAGCACTACGCATTATCCATACGGAGGATATGGATACGAGAAGTGCAATGATTGCTATCGCAATAGGAGCCCATTCACTCCAAAATGAAGTAGCTGGGATATCATCAACAATAACATGCAACTTTTGCATATCTTTTGCCTTAGCACCTAACGACGCTTCTGGCACATACTGCCAACTCCACTGTTTACAGACAAACCGTTCTTCCCACGCGGAACATTCTTGTTTTGTGCACTTTCCTTGATTATCGTAGACGGTACAACTTACCGAGGTACAAATCTTTTGGGTGTGGCAGTTTTGACCAATGGGCGGAAGAGTAGGTCCGCTCGAATAGGGAGGGGCGGCGGTGCTATGGTTGGTATTGGCAGGGTTGTTTCCACTGTTTGTTGTATTGCTAATAGAAATACCTTGCTTGTTTTCTTCTGCAACAGAGAAAGAAGAGCAGAGAGTGAATGCAACCAGCACAGCAAGTTTTATAAGCATGGTCATCGTGGACTCCGAAGTCGTTGGTAGTGGATTTGCTATTTGGTGTACGGAATGGTGAGTAACTGAAAATGCTAGTTCAGCGCCATATTGGAAATGTCGTGTTCTATACCATTTTCATCAGTGATGAAAGAGCCTTCGTTATCTTGGCCTGGTTCAGGATAGATAGCGACCAGATCGTCCGGTAACAACCAGTATTGACCGAGTAATACAGCCATTTCGGATGGAGTTTTTAACGGGTCAAGGATGTTGTAACTGGTCGGGTAGGGGTGTCCGGTCATACTTCCTTCATTGACGGCAGATGCAACGATACTGAGCAACTTATCTGCATCAGCCCCGCGTACCTCGCCCGTTGCCGCATCCCACTCGAACACGAGCGGTTTCTGATGCCATACGGCAGGTTGCAATGTGTATTTATGGAACATAGTTGAATAGCAGTCCGGTCACCAGATCAAACATCTCTCGGTCATATTCGATCAGCGATTCAAGGTTCTTTGCGTTACCGCCAAGCACATCCTCAAATGCCATCGTCATTACCTCAAGTGCACCCTGTTTTCCAAGGTAGCGTGCTTTTGAATAAATCTTCCCTTGATAATAGTCACGATATTGATCCTTCCGCACCACCTCGTCAATACGATATGGGATTCGTGGATACAAGTCACGTAAACGTTCCAGAGGATCTTGCGCAGTTCTGCGTTCATGTAAGGTCTGAAAAACATCATCCAGCTCCGGAATGGCATGCTGCAAGCGGTGCGCGTACTCATGCACAGCAGTTGAAAATCTGTCTGTTCGGATGAATCCTTCTCCACCCTTTGTCACCCCTGAAAATCCGTATTGCCTGAAATTGCGCCCCGGTGGATAGTGTGACAAATCCATATATTCGCCACGTGCAGCGGAGAGTTTTGCATACAAAGGCCCGCGCCGGTCTGCAGCCTTGGTCCAGTCATCAGGGAACATCTGTGATGCAGCCTTGACCAGTTCAGCACCCTTGCCACCGTTTTGAATTTTAGCCTCAGCCATCATCGGCCGGAATGATCGTAGTTTTTCGTGCAACTTCTCCAGCAGCATCGCACCATTGTGTCGGATATCAGCCGAATCAAAGCGGTCAAGCAGATCGGTAGTGACTTTTCGTCCTGCCTCAATATAGTCATCTAACCCCGTGGCTGCAGGCCTGACGACTGTTTTTTTAGTAGGCTTTTTGATTCCGACTCGCTTCTGCACATCAGCCCACGGCGCTTTGATCATTCCCTGCGTCAGCATTCCGTCCTTGAAGAGCTGATGCTTGTTCACACCCAGTACACCGATGCGTTGCGCAGGTGTGAGCCTGTTCAGCGCTTGCAGCGGAGTTTCCTTGCCCGCCCGGTCTTCCTCCGTCACTTCATCCTGGAATACCCCAATCAGAAATGACAGGGTATTCGGATGCGCTGGCCAGCCTGAAGTTTCAACCGTCGGATAAACCCCCTGGCCGAGACCGTGCAGGTTTTGCGTGGACAACAGGTCGCAGATATCCGGCTTTGGGTGTCCGGGCGAGAGCAGGAAGCGCACGCCCGCCGCAAAAGGATGCGCCAGGAAACCCTTGGCATAGGCCATGCCATGCGCCCGGTTGATCTCGGTGCGCATCACCCGCATCGCGTTATCCATCGGGCTACCGTTCCCGGTCAGCAAGGCGTCCCTTGTTTCTCTGGCGATTTTTCCGGCACCGGCCGCGCTGATCTTGTCTTGTATATCAACCGGAACAGCCTGGCCGCGCGACAAAAATTCCCGCGCTGCCTGCGTTGCACCCTGACCCTGAATCACCGCCTGCTCAATTGCATTACTTATCAAGTCGCGGGCCTGCCGGTCCAGCCGCCAGATTCGATCGGACAACTGCAATCCATCCGATGCCACAAACGTGCGCACAAAGCTCAGTGCTTCATGGTTTATCTGCATAGCAGCGGATGCAGAGAGCGTCGATGCCAGAGGCTGGGTTCCTAAATCTGCCGCGGCCGACAGATTCCGGTCAAGCAGGGTATTCCGTCCCTCTGACAGCGCCTTGATCTGGCCATTCACCTGCGCCAGCACACTCTGTAATTCCTGCAAGGCGATATTGCCATCTGCGCCGGAATAGGCCTTAATGCGCTGCGCGATCTGCTCCGCTGCCTGTTTGTAAATACGCGTCAGATCATCCATTGCAGCCGCATCCAGCTTCGTCACCTCTCGCTGAGCTGCGAGTGTGGCGCGCTTGATGGCGGCCTGCTGTGCGGTTCGGTCGCTCATATTTTTTCAGGACTGCTGTAAATCTGGGCCATCATGTCATCCACTTTGGCATCTCGCCACTTGTAATAGGTGCCAAGCACTGGTGAATCCGTACCATCTTGTGTAGGCCATGGATTAATCTCGTCATACCGAATCTCCACTTGCATCAAGATTTTGTTGAGCCAGGTTCTACGCCCTCTGATTCTTCCCGTCAGCGTTTTTTTGCAAATCCTTATTGGCGCGACCATGTTTAACCCCTGTTGCTGATACTGGTGCCAGACTCACCCTTGCGCCCGTTCCCTGGCGTCACTGATACGCTTACGCCGCGATTGCGTGACACGGGTGTAGCGTTAGGGTTGGCTGGCGGCATAATGGGCGCATCGGGGTCAGGGTAAGGGTCGTAGTTCTTCGCCTCCCACTCGCGCCGGCGCTCAACATAAGCCGGGTCATATCCCAATTCTTCCCACACCAAGCCCTTCGGCAATCCAAGCGCGACCAGTTTCAATGCCCGGTCAGTGGTCTGACTCGGTGTTTCAGTGCGGCGCTCGGCAAAGGTCACGCGGAAATCCTCGTCGTCTGGATTGATCCCCTTGAGCAGCAGATGCAGGCGAAACCCGGCTTCATACGCGAATGACAACGTGTCCTGCAACACGTCCACTTCGTCGTAATAGTCGCGCTTCAGGTCTTCCAGAATATCGCGCGCAAGACCGTCGGTATAACCTGCAAGGCCTTTGGGCATCGGAGAACCAGAGAAAAACGTATCCAGCAGATGAACGATGTCGGCCATCTGATCCAGATTGCTGTCGCCCTGGATCGCGGTCACGCCGCCTTCCTTGTTCATGTAGTAATCGGTGGTCATGCCGTCCGCCTGATCTTTTTCCACCTGTTCACGATAGGTGGCTAAATCCGGGGCGCTAGCCCCTTTCAGCACATGTGCCATGCGCAGCGGCGCGCGCATCCGGCGGCGGATAACCAGATCCTCCTCAGACATATTCAGTTTGCGCCAAGTGGTGCGCGTTGCATCCAGAAACGGACGCCCCAGACTGCCCATGTCGTCGAAGTTGTCCGGATCGAAACGCGCATGATGCAACTGCCACAGCGGAAAAGCAGCCATCTCGGTGCCGGTCATGATGTCAAACTGGATATAGGCTTTCTGCACATCCTTGAATAGCCCGTCTGCTCCGATGTTCGGCAGGATCGTCTCGGACGGCATTCGGATGCCCTGAACCACGTTGTAATTGCGATCAAGTACCCACTGGTAAGGAAGATTACCTTCCATCACCAGCCCGCGCGCATCCGATTTGAGCTTCTCGATTCGGTTGAGCTGCAGGTTGCGCTGAAACACATCCCATTCGCGCGACAGAATCTCGTTTGCCTGCCCCTGTTGCATGATCAGTCCGCCTTTTACCGTATCGCGGGCAATGCGGCTGTGAATCCGCTTTACGCGTCCATCCAGCCTGTCCATATCGCGGATGTCCAATATCGCCTGGCGCAGATCAGGATCTACCCACATCAGCCGGTAGGCATACTTGAGCTGGTCTTCCGGATTCGGTCGCCGTCCGATCTCGCTGGTTGGCGCGTTTTTCGTGGCGTTCTCGTTCGGCAACAACTGTGCTGGCGTTCCACCACCCCATTTCGCAGCGGCGATCTTCGCGCGTCCTATCAACCCATCAAGCATCCCCATGATTAACTCCTTCCTTGATTAATTCCACTTTGACGACACTGCGCCATCCGTCGATCAGTCCGGCTTCGTGCAATTCCTTGATGAACGGCAACATCTCCGGCATGTACTTATGCACCGCAGCACGGTTCTCTGCAACTTTCGCCTGTTCCTCTGTGCTCAGCGCCCGCAATGGACGCGGGATCGGATCATGTTTTACCAATGCACGCCCTCGATCCTGTCCGTAGTTCATGCTGCGATCACGTTGCCGGCGCCGGCAACGTGGTTCCCCAGCAGCTGATCGCGCGTCTGCACGCGACCGCTGATCACCGTCGGCACATCCGCTGCACCGCGAGTCAGTAGCGCCCATACCCCCGCGCAGGCCGCATCGAACAAGTCGTCGCCGATCTTGGCATTCACCATCTTGTAGCTGGAATAACTGGCCTTGGTTGGGAGTGTCTTGATGTTGCCGAGCTGGCGCACGAACAGCACCCAATCCGGCGGGCCGGTGAGCGTCGATGAGTCTGTGCTGGGCGGTAGCCAGACGACATTGGAATCTGCTTTAGCCTCGGCAATATCGCGGCTGTCGTCGAAGTACGGGATCGCCGCCTGCCCGTTGTGGAAAGCAGCACGCAGCGCGGTGGCCATGCTGTGCTTCGTCATTCCCTCGAAGCGGATCGGGGCGAACGGCCACTGTGTCCAGGTGGTCGCCGTGCTGTCGCCGTCGCCGATGGTGCGACGATCAATCTCGGTCAGGCCATGGTTGTATAGCTCATCATTCAGGCTAGTCAGCATGCCGACGCCATACGCGTCGCCCATCGCATAATCCGGCCGGAAATATTCCCAGAATCCGCGCAAGTCGCGCTGAACTACGCCGTCATCGGTTCCCGCTGGCCAGGTCTTCACGAAAGGGAAGGTGATGTAGTTGCCGATCTGCTCGCAGACCACCAGCGCAGACTTTGAAGCCTGCAGCGATTCTCCGTGCCCGGAATGGTCATATCCGAACGAGATCAGGCCGCGTTTCTTGTAGCGCATGCCGGGCATCGGCTCGGCGATCTCCAGCTTCGCCTGCAGCCCGATCGACATCGCTTTTCGGATGTATTTTTCCCATATGTGGTTCTGCGCGCTGACGTTCTTGCACAGGAATTGCCGGATGAACTCCCCGTCTGGCAGCTGGGCGCGCATTTCCAGCATGAATGCCTCGTTGAGAATGCCCATTTCCATGCCGAGGTACACGTTCAGGATCGGCAGCAGGTGATATTGCTTTGAGTCGAGCAGCTGCTGGATCACGTCGGCACCCTTGAACACACCCGTCACGCGGATCTGCGGCTTGAACGACACATCTTTTGCAGCGCCCATCCGGCGCGCAGAACCCAGCATCGGAAGAAAACGAGACATCAGGCGGTCGGACGGCATATCGTCAACCTCTTCGATCGATGCGTAGCTGATCGCATCGCCATCGATCTGGCTCATGATTCCGTAGGCGCTGGCCTTAGATAGGTTTGCAAACTGATATTTGGTATCGGACAGCTGCTCACGACCGCTCTTGTACTCGATGTATGACTTCAACATCGGAGAACGGCGGATCGCATCCAGGTGATAATTCAGATTGTTTTGTGACTGCTGCAGGCGGGGGGCCACGATGCCCAGCTCCTGTGCCGGGGTTGTAGCGTTATGCTTTAGCGCATGCATTTCCTTGACCGCTGTCTTACCGGTACGCCGGCAGGAAACATCGATGGTATTCGGGTGCTCATCCATCTCGATGCACTTCAGGATCTGTACTGGATCCAGTTCAATACCATGCACATGCTTGTGCCACAGCGCATGATCATTCTTGTAGCGCAGAATTTCACCCTCTGCACGTATCGTCAGGCGGATGCGATCGCTGGCGTTAACACGGCTCACTTATCGCCGCCTTCCTGCTGGTACTCTATCAGCTTCGGATCGCTGTTGGTCAGCTGGTTGGCGCGCTGTACCTTCTCTGCCATTCCGGCCAGCAATGACAGTGTCCGGTTTCGGTAATCATCAATGCTTTCCTGTTTTTCCTGATCCTGCGATAACCGTCCCAGTTCACTTTCTTCCGCTTCAATCGCCTTTTGCGTCATGCCCATATCGGACAGCGATAAATTGGCACGGCTCAGTATTTCGCCCAGCGGTCTGAACAGCGGATGTGCTTCGATATCCTTGATGATTCGACGTTCGCCTTTTTCATCGATGTATTCGGCGATGATCAGCTTGTTTGTTTCCTTGTCCACGTAGTACTGAGGCGCTTCTATCTTCACGCCGTCGGATACGATGGTCTGCAGTATCTGCTGTATCACCGCGAATATGGATGCCTGCAAATCGGCATAGATTCCCATCAGATGCTTCGGGTTGCGTTGCTCGAAGGCGGCATGGTGCAGCATGAACAACTCTGTCTTCTTCACACATGCGGACTGGCGAGAACAATGCCCCCGATCAACATCACATTGCACACAAAATAGATATCCGTCCGGTTTGGCTGGGAAATACGTTGCAGTTCGCGCGTTAAGCCCATGCTTCATCGCATTAAAACGCGTGCGGAGTGATTCTTCAGGTGTTGGATGACCTTCCAGATTGGCGGCCGTTGCGGCCTTTCCTTCATCAGTTCTCGGGCCTGTTGCCTTTGAATGGGCTTTCAGCAGATTACGTTCCCATGCGACCTGCTCGCATTCGGTTCCACATCGAGGGCAGTCTGCAAAATAGGCGAACGGATGATATTCCTGCTCCGGAGCATCCTCAACGCGTCCAGGTTCAGTCTGGAATGATTGATAGCACGGCTTGCAGTAGAAATTTATTTCGGAAAGTTGCTTGGTGCGGTCTTTGGCCATGTGCCGCACAATATCGGCAATGGCAAGCCAAAAACAGGGACAAAAGAGGCGTCTACGCTGCTTTTTTCATAAACCGTGCAGGCAGTGCAACTTCAAGAAAAGTGGTGCCCAGTATGGCAAGATCGGGGAGCCAGTATTCAAGCCACTTCTGAAAGGAAGTGGCTTTTTACTTTCTGGCGACCGTAGCTAAAACGTAACCATTTTAGAGCCTCACGGAATCAAGCCTTGCTGCTGCCGCACTCAGGTGGTCTGAAGCAAGATGGGCATATCGCTCCACCATCGCACTGCTCTTCCAACCACCCAACTGTTTCAGCTCATGCGTGGGTGTGCCATTCATCCGATGCCAACTCGCCCAAGTGTGCCTTAAATCGTGCCAGCGGAAATTTTCAATTCCAGCACGCTTTAAAGCTGCTCTCCAAGCTCGTGTATTTGCAGTGGCAACCGGCTTCCCTCTGTATGTGAATACACGAACGGGATGCTTGTTGATTTGCCTATGCAGCNCCTCCATAGCCTGAAGACTCAGCGGTACGGAAATAAAATCACCGTTCTTTGACTCTTCAGCCCGAACCCACATGTGCGATGTTGCCAGATTAATGTTTGTCCATTCCAGCGACATTACATTGCTCTGGCGTAGTCCTGTCTGTAATGCGAACAAGACAATATCGCGCTGATGCAGGGGAAGCTCACCCAATAATACTTTCACCTGTGCAGGCGTAATAAAACGCACCCGCCCAGTTGGTTCTTTAAATAATTTCACCTTGGGTACTTTGTCGCACCATTCCCATTCATCTCTTGACCGAATGAGGATGGAACGAATCAGTGCCAAATAGCGATTTGCCGTTGATTTTGAGGCTTCCTTGATACGTGCGTCCTTGATGTCGGCAATCACCTGCGGGGTGATCTGATCCAGCATCAAAGAACCTAGGATAGGATCCAACCATCTAAGCTTGGATACATCGTCCCGATGGCTCGTTTTATCAGAAGTCTCTTTTAACCAGCGGACAACCGCCTCTTGCCAGGAATGCCTAGGCTTAACTCCCAACCTGTTTTGCTCCCACAGCTCCACCTTGCGGCGATCATGGTACTCCTGAGCTTTTAACGGGTCGGCAATGCCAGTGCTTTCCTGTATTGTTCGTCCGTTGATCGTGATTTTGATCCAGTAGACGGACGAGTCTTTACGTTGGTAGAGTGACATGGTTGATTCTCCTTTATGTCACCTTGCACCATTCGCGTGACATATTTTGATCTTATGTATCCCAGCAAGTCAACTTGCACGAATACCCAGGATCGACCAATTTTGCAGCCGGGCACCTCACCCGACTTCGCCTTGATCTGAAGTGTCACGGGGTGGATTTTTAAAAGTGCCGCTGCTTCCTTGATATTCAGTGTTTCAGTCATATTCGCTACCTTCAGTTTTTTGGCCAGTTAATGCTGATTCATTGTCAGCAGCACGATTTTGACGCTGAATATTTTCGGTTAGTGCGAATATGGAAGAAAGCAACTTAGCAGTTTCTTCCTTTTCAATAGTTAGCTTAGCATCTGCTTCCATCTTGATATTTTTTGCTAGGATTTCCTCCGCATCAATTCGATTTTGTTCTTCAATTGTCATATTGTGCATTGCTGTATTGTCCACTGCGGCATCGTGAATTGTTGCGTCAAGAAAAATTTCGGCTAAACTCTCGTTTTCGAGCTTTTTCAGCTTTTCCTGCTCTTCTCGTAGCAATTTAACTCTTTGCTGTTCAATATGCGCTGCACTTTGTCTCACAAATTCTTCGATCTTCCTCTTTTTATTACAGCGCCATTTCCATGCGGTAATGGAAATGATGAGCAGCGCAATGCAGGACAGGACATATTTGTGCCGCGCCTGCCACCACCAGCCAGCCACCTCAGAACGATAGTTAAATTTACTTGCCTGAGATTCCAGCGCATCAGTTGGCAAAGACCAGTACCAGGGATATTCCGGCAGGGTTAATGCAGCAGGTTTCGGCAAGATGCTCAAAATCATGTCTTCATTAAGTATTTTCAACATCGCTCTGCAAAGTGTTGAACGCTGATCGGTTTTGCAGCTCGCATAGGAGATGGAAATATCTCTAAGCCGGCTGGCAACTTCGGCGCAACCGCTCAAGCCTTGCTCATGCTGACAATAGACGCGTGCAGCCAGCAAACTGCCAAGGGGTATGCCACTCTCTTTCCAGTCTGTTGAAATTGTATTTTTGATCTGGGCTTCCAGCTTTTTAACCAGTTGATCGTGAGCTGATTCACAACCTGTAAAAAGAAACAGCATAGTGATTGCAATGACGATGGTACGCATAATTACTCCCCAATCAGTTGAAAATCGATTTTTTTAATGAGCCAGTCTGGAAC